GACGCCGCCATCGAAGTGGCTGGAGTCGTTCTCGCGCGCCAGGTCGGCGATCACGCGCAACGCCAGAGCGTCGCGCAGCGGACCGGCGATGGTGGTGCGAGTCATGTGATTGGTGTGGTCGCTCTCGGTGTCATCGAGCGCCCCAGATACGGGAAGGATGTTCACGGCAAGCGCTTCGTGAACGACGATGTCAGGGACATCGCGCGGCACGCCCGGCTCAAATTTGATGACGTGGCCGGACTTCGTGCGGAGAGTGTAGTGGCGCGGGCAAACCATGCTTACGGACATAAGGCACCTTTGGGGTAGAAGGCGGGAGCGCAAAAACGACGTGACCGAGGAACGGAGATGGCTACCCCCACCTTCGCCCCTCGGTCACGGCGGTGTTACACGGGGCCGTTTTCGTTCTGACGACCGTCAACGACGTACTCGATGACCACCATGGCTTCCAAGGAAGTGGCGGCCACCGTCAGGACTGCGCCTGACGGGTAAAACGGGAACAGTGTGATCGGCGTGTTGCCGACCGTGCCAGCCACGGCGCCGAACAACGAGAGCGGAGTGGCCGCGTTGTCGTGCACAGCGGTAGCCGTGCCGGCGACGATCGTGTTGAACGCACCGCCGGTGACCTGCGCACCGGGAGGCAGCCTGAGCACCACGCCAGCAGTGGCGTCGGCCGGGTTGATGCCTACGTGGTAGGCGATGGCCAGCGGCCATTGACGGTCGCGGGGGACCGGGAAATCCGGGCCGAAACCCGAGGTTGTTCCAGACATGTCGAAGCCCTCTTAGGCAGCAGTGTCGAGGCAGATGACGCCGAAATCTTCCAGCGCGCCGGTGGTGACGGACGGGAAAACAGGCTTCTTCATGCCGAAGATCTTGGCGATCGAAATGCCCGGGCTGTTGTTGTAGTCGAAGTCCTTCTCGTCCCAGTCGGGCAGGCCGATGTCACCGAAGCCCATGGCCTGCGCACCGCAGATCAACACGCGCTGACCGTCCACGGCGCCGGCGGCTCCCCACTTCGAGCCCGACGCGGCGCCCGAGGTGTTGAATACGTGGCGGTACTCCAGGATGTTCATACCGTCGATCATGATCCCGCTGTTGGTGCCGCCCTGGCCGGTGCCCTTGAACAACGGGTTGCCCTTGCCGCGCTCCTGGGCATAGCGCCACGCTTCCAGGAAATTGGTGTCCTGCTTCAGCTTGGCAATGCCGTTGGGGGTCATGAACACGTTGTAGAACGCCACGCCGCCATCGCCGCGCAGCGGCTTGACGTAGTTGTTGACCGCAACGGCTTTCGCCTCCACCAGCATTTCCCACGACGGCGTGTCGGTCGCGGCGATCTGCGTGGTATCGGCCGCCAGGATGCCGCCGCTTGCGGACCATCGGAAATGGCGGTTGGAGCTCGGCGCGGTGATGTCGTTGGCGAACGAAAGCTGCGGGAGCGAGGAACCGACGCGCGACTGCCCGGTGTTGGCGAAGTTGTACGTCACCCCGGAGAGCGTAAGGAACGCCATCTGGTCGATACGGTCGCTGAGCCAGTAGGCCAGCTTGTTCTTCGACTGCTCGCGGAACACGACCACGGAGCGCTGGTCGGCCATGCGGCCTTCGTGCCGGTTGGCATTGCGCAGCTGATCGATCTCGATAACCTGGTCGGCAGCCTTCAGCTCGGCCTCGTTGCCTTCCAGCTGGTTGTCGCCGACGACGCCGTCGCCTTCGATATCCGGGACCAGGGTCAGCACGCATCGCGCGCCGCTCTTGGTTTTGCGCAGCTCGGGGATGCGCTGGATCATCGCCGCCGGGCCATCGCCCATGAAGTTGTTGATGAACGCCCAGTCGCGCGCGTTCTGCCAGATGTCACGACTCCAGACCTGCAGTTGCTGCGTGGTCAGGCGCGAAAAGTTTGTGGTGGCCATAGCCGATCCTCAGAGACGAAATAGGGGTCTGATTGCTTGTCTGCCCCACGTTGACGCTCTGGGACTGAAGCGAGATCGGCGCTGTCGGGGCTCGGCCCGTGGTGCCTATGTTTTACGTCGTGGTCAAAACGACGAGGCGCCGGGTTTTATGCCGGCGCCGCGAAAATATGCTACGAGTTATTTTTTTGCAAGCGGTTTTCGTATCACACGAAATCACCGCGCAAACGTGCTTTTGTCGACTCCGGGAGCTTCGCGTATTCGGCGTCGCTCAACTTGGCTGGATCGATCTCCTGGTTCTTCTCCGGGGCGCCGTCGACCGTCGGCGGAATCTTCTTTGCCGCCGCCACGTTCTTCGCGATATCCGTCTTTTTTGTCGCAGGGGCCGTTTCGCGCCGGATCGACGCTTCGCTGAAGACGTCCTTGCCGATAACGTACTTCACTGCCTTGCGCAGCGCATCGGCGGTGCGCATGCCCTGGGCTTCGAGCCCGCGCGTAACCGAGTCGACCTCCTGCATGGTGTCCTCGTCGAAACCTTCATTGCGCGGGTTCAGCTCCGGCACGAGCAGTTCGATCTGGTCGACCAGCGCGTTGTAGGCCGTGGTCTCCTGAGTGCGAAGCGCCTCCTGTTGCGCCACGTACTGCTGGCGCGCCAGCGTAGCGTTCTCGCGCAGATCGTCCAGTTCGCGCTGCAGCTTGGCCGCTTGCTTGTAATCGCCCTCGGCGTTGGCCAGTGCCACGGACTCGTACAGCGTGTCCACCTTGGCGGTGAACGCCTCGAAGTTCTTGTTCTGCGCGCCGCCATCGCGCGCGGCGTTGAGCTGGGCCTCCAGCTCCGCTACGCGGGCCTCGGCGGCTTTCTGCTTGGCGCGCACCTCGTTCAACCGCGCGCGCGGGATCATCGCATTCGGGACTTCTGCTGGGGTCGGGGCCGCAGCAGGATCGGCAGCAGGATCGACAGCCGGATCAGCGGCCGGATCTACAGCTGGGTCCGCGGCTGGATCAGCGACCGGATCAGCAGCGGGGGCCGTAGCGGGGTCCGCAGCTTCGTCTTCGATCTCCAGCGCGTCATCACCGCGATCTACCAGGTCGTCTGCCGCGTCGTGCGGTGCCGCAGTTTCAGGGCTAAAGGCAGCTTTGCTCATTTCTTTTTTGCTCCGGTGGGGGTAGTCGGTTTCTTCTTGGCGGCGATTTTTTTGATCGCCAGGTCTTGCGTCGCTATGGCATTCTGTTGAGTGTTCTTTGCAGTTTCACGCTGGTGTTGCGCCGCCATACTGGCGATCTGCGTAGCAGAGTCCACGGCGCCTTGGTGCGCATCCAGACCGAGCTTCGCTGCGTTGTGCGCATGCGTCAGGTGCGTGTCAGCCGCCTGGAGCGCCAGCGCGCCCTGACCCTGCTCGTGCTGCGCGCCGATCTTTGCCACCTCGCGGCGGTGCTGCAGTTTCAGGCCGGTCAACTTGACCGCGGTATCGGCGGCATGCTCGTGCGCGGCCTGGTTCTGCTTGGCCGCGTCGCGCGCCTGCTCGGACGCCAAGCGCTCCCGGTCCAGTGCGATACGCTCGGCGTTCGGATCGCTGTTGGCATCCGACTCGGCTTTGGCCGCGCGGGCGAGCGCCAGCTTGGCCTGCGCCTGCGAGTTGGTTGCCCCCGCATTCTTCGCATCGATCTCGGCCTGCTGCAGCGCCGCGTCGGCCTGCGATTTCTGCTGCGCCTCTCCCGGGTCGGTCGCCGCCTGCATCGCCGCTAGTACCTTCGCCTTGTCGGGAATGGCGCTGTACTGGATGAGCACGTCGTCGGGGATCTTGACCTCCAGCTCCTTGCGCATGTCGAACAGCTGCTGGAACGCCGACTGCATGACAGTTTCGCGCGACGGGGCCGGCACCACGGTCGAGGCGTATTTGCCCTGCGTGATGTCGTTCAGCACGCTCCCTTCGGGGGTAGGCTGGTTGATCGGCAGATGCTTCGTATCCGAGCCGAAGCCTGTGGTGATGTGGAGCAGTCGAGTCTCGGTATAAAAATCCTGCGCCAGGCTGACGACGCGATCGGCGATCATCGTCTTGGTGAAGTACAGGCTCTTGTACGCGCTGGCCAGGTTGACCTGCCCGCGCGCGAGCTTCGAGTCGAGCGACTTCGCCGACGCATCGGCGCGGTCCGCGCCCTGCATGGTGGTGGTGTACCCCGAGATGTCCTTGAACATGCTGGAGATCGTCTGAGCCAGCGAGTCGTGTCCTGACGGCAACTGGCCTGGCTGAATGCGCTCCAGGTCTGCTACCTCGCGCAACTCGGCCACCAGTCCGGTCTTCGCACCGCGCGTTTCCAGCTCCTCGGGGGTCATGTTGAGCAGCGACCCGGTTTTCACTTTCCAGCCGCTGTTCGCCGCGGAGTTCAGGATGTGCAGCACCTGAGAGTAGATCTTGTTCGTCATGCGCTGCATATCGACGAGCTGGTTGCCCAGGCTCATCGTGTACCCGTCGACGAAGTACGGGAAGTACGGGACGATGGTGAAGTCCTTGTAGGGGCTCTCCTCGTCGTGCAGCATGAATTGGTCGCAGGACACGCGCCACCGGACGACCTTCGTGCGCCGCTTGATCGTGCTGACGCCGGTGGCCTGGATCACGCGCTGGATCTGGTCGCGTTTCCAGTTGTCCGGGATCTGCGACACATCGCCGGTCTGGGTGTCGATGAAGAACTCCTTGTACTTCAGCTCGCGGAACTGACGGTGGATCAGGCGCCGACACTTGACCAGGCGCGGGTCGCCCATGTTCAAGCCGCTGAAGTCCGAAAACACGATGCTGCCGTTGACACGCTGCGAGAGCAGCCGCTCGTCGGACAGATCGTAGGGCGACTGCCAGTCTGACTGTGGCGTGTTCTTGATTTCGTCGGCCGCCGCGTCGCCGTAGGCGAGCGCGATGTCGTCCAGGTTGACGATCGACGTCTCGAAAAACTCCGGCCACGTTGCCGGGTCGGGCGATTCAATCGTCGGGTTGAGCACGATATTCTGCGGTCGCTTGCCCGTGATATCGATCTGGCCCTGCATGTTGTCGTCGAAGTTGACGCGCACGTCGTAATACGCACGGCCGGTGAGCAAGCCCTGCAGCATGATGCGCGGCTCAAGGTACTCGACTCGGTTGGTCTGCATGACGTTCATGTAGACGCTGTCCAGCGCACTGCTAACGTCCTGGTTGGCGCCGATGCTCGTCGGCGTGTAGCGCACATCGCCCGTGGCGTAGATCATTTCGCCGACGATGGAATCGATGTTGCGGAAGAACTGGTTCAACGTGAGCGTTGGCCGGTTCGTTTCGCGCATCTCCGCTTCTTCTTCAGCGGTCCACTGCTTGCCTATGAAAAATGCCAGCGCCGTCTGCGCGTCGCGCAGGTAATTATCGTGCCCCTGCTCCCTGCAGTAGAGGTAATAGTTGTAGTTGTCCTGGGCGGTGCTGTAATCAGAGCTCATGGTTTCATGCCGTCATGTAATTACCGCCTTGGGTCGCCCCGGTGTGCGAAGACAGCTTGGTTTTCCAGCTTTTTCGCGTTGCGTTCTTGAACTTCTTCGGCTTGGGCGGCGTAATTCGCATAGCCATTCGGGTAAGCCACGCCAATGAATCCACGATGTCGTCGTGTACGCCGCTGGGGAAACGAAGCATCTCCTGCTTCGCTTTCTCTACCCACGGCTGGTTGCTCGGGAAGTAGACCTGCCCCAGCTGCATTTTCTGTTGCAGCGGTCGCGCCCGCATCAGCTTGTCCGTCACCGGCTTCAGCGTTTCGTCGAAGGAAAATAGCATTTTTTCCTTCAGGATGGCGGCGTTCAAAATCGGCTGCATCGTCTTCTTGATCTGGCCGTCTTCGATGCCCAGCAGCTGCAGGCTCGGCCACTTCTTGCCCATACCGATCATCGCGTCGACGATCTGCACAGTACCGAACCGGGCGCGCACCTGGTCGACGACATACATATCGCCGTTGGCGTGGAGCGCGCCGACGCTGCCGACCGTCCAGTCATTTTTCTGTTTCTCGCCAATCGCCAAGTCCCACGCCATGAAAAACGCGTAGTCCTCGACCATGCCAGGCAGCCCGATGAAATACCGGAACTGGTCGGAGGTGAAGAACTCGCCGGTGTCTGGCACTGGGTTCTGCTGGTACAGCGAGTTCCAGGCGCTGGCCGGCATGGAGTTCTTCAGCCGGATAAGCGCGCTCGTGTCGTAGCGCTGCGGGTGGATCGCCTCGCCGGCGTTGCGCAGCAGCCGCGCACCGGCGGGGATCTCCGCGGGCTCCTGCTGGATCGAGCCGTCGGGCATCAGGTATTCGTCGTACTCGGCAAGCGCTGCGTACGACACCACCTCCCACTGCTCGTACTGGTCCAGCGGCAAGCCCGCTTCTTCTGCCGCCTTCTGGTCTGACAGCAGCCGCCCAGCGAGGTCGGCATCGTGCCAGCGCGTCATCGTGAGCAGCACGCCGCCGCCGGGAGCCAGGCGCGTGCGCGCCGTGGTCTGGTACCAGTCGTAGGTGTTTTGCCGGATCGTATCGGACGAGGCGGCCTCGGCATCCTTCACGACGTCATCGAGATCCAGGATGTGCGCGCCGAAGCCGGTGATACCGCCGCCGACGCCGGTCGCGAGGTATCCGCCGCCCTCAGTCAGCCGCCACGATTCCACGTTTCCTGCGTCCGGCCGGATCTTGCACTGCGGGAACAGAGCCTCGTACTCGAGCGACTTCAGCCGGTCGCGCACTTCGCGGGAGAAGCCGATCGGCAGGCTCACGGCGTACGAGCCCGAAATGATCTCCCACGTCGGGTGATGGCCGAGCGCCCAGGAGACGAACTCCTTGGACGACAGCGTGCTCTTGCCCAAGCGCGGCGGACAGAACAGCATCAGCCGCGGCGACTCCCCCCGCTCGACTTGCTCGACGAAGCGCTCGAGTCGGCGGCAGATGTCCTGGTGCACCCAGCCAGCAAGGTAGTCCGGCCGGAACTGCGTCACGTAGTATATGAGCCGGCGACGCATCAGTTCGCGACGCGCCAGCTCGCGGCGCTGCTCCTCGCGCGCGTCGACGGCCCGCTGCTCTGCGCGCTCAGACGCCGGGTCGCCGCTTTCGATGAACACCTTCGCCGCGGGCGTGATTGCCGCGGTCAGATTCGCATCAGCGCACAGGCTCAGCGTGCCGTGCTGTTTCTCGCACGCTTTGCAGAAGTCCACGTACAGCAGCGGCCAGTCCTGCAGACGGCGGAAATTCGGAAGCGGCTGCTCCGAACGACATGCTGCGCACCATGCGAACGTCTTCTTGTCAGTCATGCTCCTTCACGACATAGAAGTCGGCGTCGATGACGTTTCCCGCGCCCAGTAGCTCGATCAGTGATGCGTCATCGAGCTGGGCGATCTGTTTGCGCGTGGCCCTGACGTCCCCGCTGAGCGTGATCTTGATCTCCCGCGGTGCGTCGTAGCCGAGCATCTTCGATATCTCGCGCCAGCCGGCGATCTGTGCCATCGGGTCGGACAGCAGCTTCGCGTCTTCGATAGCGCTGCGGTAGCCCAGGACGACGTCATCCTTGGTGATATCGACCTTCACGCGTATCG